AGTATCCAGTTCTCGACAATGAGTACCGCAACGGCGAATCGCAGCGGTCCGTGCAGGCCACCAACAGCCGCAAGCGCTGGCGGCTGGCCAAGAGGCTGACTCCGGCGCAACTCACGGCGCTCCGCGACTTCCATGACGCCCGCAAGGGTCCGACTGAGCCGTTCTACTTTTACGACCCGTATGAGACCAGCCCAAAGTTTTCCTATGATCCCTCCGGCCAGGCCGTTGCGGGCCGCTACACCGTGCGCTTCGCCGGCGAGTGGAGCCAGTCGGTCTCGCTCGGCCGCGCGGATGTTTCCATCGAACTGATCGAGGTGGCTTGAACCATGCCCGGCAAATCGCAATCCCATACCGACGCCGTGCTTAACGTGCTGCGCGGCTCGACGCTCAACGGCGTCTCGCCCTTCGTCGGCCTTTTCTCCACAGCGCCCGCCAACGACGCCGCCGCGGGCACCGAACTTTCCGGCAACGGCTACCAGCGGCAGGCAGTGACGTTCGGCGCGCCCGTCACCGACACGGGCAACATCCGCAAGATCGGGAACACAAACAACATTTCTTTCGGCCCGGCCTCGGCCGACTGGCTCCAGGCCGTCGCCTTCGGCATCTTCGACGCCTTGTCGGGCGGCACGCTCCTCTACTGGGACGCGCTGACCACGCCCAAGACCATTCAGCAGGACGACCACGGCCAGTTCGCGCCCGGCACGCTCGTCGTCAAGGAGGACTGACGTGGCCATCGACACGATGGACAAGTTGGTCGCTGCGCTGCCCGGTCAGCACCGCCACCTCTTCAAGGCCTCCCAGACTGCCGAGGGCGCGGGCACGTGGCACTCGCTGTGGAAAGCGGCGGGCAGTCCGGGCGCTGGTTCAACGCCGCCCACGGGCAACGGCCAGGTGCCTACACGCCTCACTGCCGGCGCGATCACGCTGGTGAACCCAAGCGGCGCGAACAAGCTATACCTGGCGCGGTTTTCCGTCGCCGGCGCAACTGCGGGCACGGTGATTCTCTATGACCGCCTTTGGCACAACTCGGGGCTCAACGGCAACATCACCACGGCGCAGACCATTGCGACGCCGCCCACGCTGACGCGGCCGGACGCCGACGGCGCGGACGTCGAGCTGTGGGGCGAGGTCTACACGGCAATGGGCGCGACCGCGAGCGTCTTCACCGCCACCTATACCAACCAGGACGGCGTCGCCGGGCGTTCCGCGACGTACTCGATGCCCGCCAATGCGCTCTCGGTCGGGCAGATGTTTCCGTTCACGCTCCAGGCCGGCGACACGGGGGTGCGGACGGTGAGCCAGGTGCAGTTATCGGCCGCCACGGGAACCGCGGGGGACTTCGGGATGGTACTCCTGCGTCGGCTCGCGGAGGTGCCGATCACCGCTGTCAATGTGCTGGCCGACCGCGATGCCTTCGCCCTGGGTATGCCCGAAGTCTTCCCGGACGCCTGCCTGGCGCTTCAGGTTCTTTGCACGACCACGAGCACAGGCAACATCATGGCGGCGGTTGAGTTCATCGAGGGCTGATGCCGGGCAGGGGCGCGTATCCGAACCAGTCGGCGCGGATCACCCGCGCAGCCCTCACCCAGAAGCCCGAAGACGGTGTTCGGGCGGCCCTGTCTGCGTACTTCTTCGGCAGCAGTGGCAGCGTTCAGGTCATGGCCGGGACTTCAGCGGGGCTGGCGAACACGGCGGCGGGCCTGAACGTCCTGCGTTCAGTCTCCGGGGCTGTGTTCGCCGATTCATGGGGAGCAGCCAGCCTCACCCGCGCCTTGCGCCTGACCGGCTTCACGAGCGGCGCGGGAATCACTTCAGGGACCAATCGGCTGCTGCGCGGCCTGGCGGGAGCCGCGTCGGCTGGCGCGAATGCGGCTGGTGGGATGCGGATGATCCGGACGCTGGCCGCTGCCGCAGTTGGGCTTACCGCAGTCGCCGCGCACTTCGCGAGGCTTCGCGCCCTTGCGGGTAGTGTCCTCAGCGCAAGTAGTATTGACGGCACGGTGGCCATCTCGCGTGCCTTGGTGGCCACATGCGTCGCACTGTCGAGCTCAGGCGGGAAACTCTCCCTGGCAAGGGCACTCAATGCGGTCACCCTGGGTGTCGCCGCCATCCGTGCTCGCCTGGCCCGTGTGCGCGCGCTGACCGGTGCAGGGCTTTCCGGGGGAGCGCTGCTTGGCCGGTTGGCCGTGATCCGCAGTCTCGCCGGTCGGCTCGCCGGATGGTCTGCGATCGTCGGGATGCTGCTCTCCGCGGTTCGCACGATCCTGGCGCGCACGGTCTTCGCACGGGGAGACGCTCGCACGGCCATTATCAGCTTCGAGGAACGATCGGTCGTCGTATGCGGTGAACAACGCCTGATCACACCTGCCGCTGAGGCTCGGACTTTGACCGTGCGCGAGGGCAAGAGGCAGATCGACGCATGACCTTCACCAAAGACCCCGACGCTATCCTCGACTACGCGGTTGATTGGAGCCGGTGGCTTGCAGGGGACGCAATCGCTGCCAGCACGTGGTTTGTGCCGACTGGGCTAACCAAAGCCACCGAGAGCAACACGGCCACGAAGGCGATTGTCTGGCTCTCGGGCGGATCAGCAGGACAGAACTACACGGTGACCAACCGCATCACCACGGCCGCCGGTCGAACTGAAGATCGGTCTTTCACCATTCGCGTTGAGGAGCGCTGATGCCGGACTACATCGGCAACATCGCGGTCCCGGAGATCGTGCCGTCGGGCGTGTTTCCGCTCGTGCCAGACTGGCCGATCGAGGTGCGCCGCGACCATGAGGTCGTGGTGCATCAATTCGGCAGCGGCAATGCAAAGATCGAACAGCGCATGCTCATTGGAACGGGTGCGCGGCGCTTCACCATTCGTAAACAGTGGCTGCGAGACGCCGAGCGCATCGCCCTGCGCAACTTCTGGGAGTCGAAGTATGGCCCCTACGGAGCTTTCACCTACAACGCTTCGAACGACAGTGGAATCGGCACCACGCCCGTCACCTGCCGTTTCGCCAACGAGCCGCTCTCCTGGGAGATGGTCGCCGACTGGGCTTGCTCACTGGGTGTGACGCTCATCGAGATCCCCCAGACCAGCCCGTCTTATCCGCTGAACCAGACCGTCAATCGCTTCCCACCCGCCGCGCTCCAGAGCGCACTGCTCTCGCAGGTCCAGGAGATCATCCCGCTTGTACGTATTCAACCTCTTCAACCTGGTTATGCCGCTATTCATCTAAGTGATCGCCGGTGTACGATCGACGTCCAGCTTTACCAGGCGCGTCTCGTGGAGTTCGATGGCATCTCGCAGTCCATCGGCAACGAGTCCGACGAGGCCCAGTTCACATTCGGCAACGCCGACCGCGTGATGCGCGATCTGGCCAACGACGTCGACCTCTTCCGGGCCGAGATCGCCTTCAGCCTGTTCCACGTCGGCACCGGGATCAAGCTCGATCTCTGGAAGGGCAGTATCGTCAATTGGACCTGCGACTCGGGGCCCGAGTTCCGAGTGACCGCCGCCGATGGCCTTTACGAACTGAACCTGCCCTACCCTACCCGCAAGATCTCCCGCACTTGCTGGAAGCGTTTCAACGACGGCCAGGCATGCCCGTTCGCCTCGCAGGGCGCGCTCGACCTGGTCCACTTCCCCGAAGCCGACCCCACGCGGTGCGACAAGGGTTTCGACACGCCCAACGGCTGCCGCGCGCACGGCATGAACGACTACTACGGCGGCATCATGGCCAAGCCGCAGGGCGTGCGCATCAAGGACAACTCGACCGGCGTCTGGGGATTCGGCCGCTCGACGCTCACCTCCGTCTCGCTCGTCGCCGACTCGATCTACGATCAGGTGCTGCCCGAGATCTACACCGATTCGCCGATGCCCGTGAACGCCAAGATCGCCTCGGGCCGCGACGAGAGCGACTTCTACGCCGCCGTCGGAATCGTGGGCGAAGGGCCGTTGGGGGCCTATGGCACCGGCCACAAGCTCGACGGGCAGTACCATCACGGCTATCCGGGTTCGCTTGGGTTGATGACCAGTTTGGGTCCCGATCCGAATCCAAGCACATTCGGATTCGATACGGATGCTGGCCCGGAACGGGTGTCCGGCACAGCGTTTCTCATGATCCGGCGTTCGGACGCCAAGGGATTGCAGCTTTCGCGCCTGAGCGAGCACGCGATGGAGGCTGTCGTCGCCCAGGGCCTTGGCGGCTGGGTGTGGACGGCTCCCGAAGAGCGCGCATGGCAGACGGCGCTGACCAACCCGATCTGGATCGCCGTCAACATGCTGCTGCGCGCCCGAGGCCTACGCCTGGGCGCGGGCGCCAGCACGCAGCAACTCGACTTCGCAGAGACGCTGTTTGATGTCGATGCAGCCATAGCGGCGGCCGCGATCTGCAACGAGCAGGTCACAAAGCTGGTCGGCGCGGGGACAGAGACCCAGTTCAAGTTCCGCGGCGTGCTCCAGGAAGAGAAGCCGCTGCGCGACTGGCTCCAGGAAGTGCTGATGAACTGCCTGGGCTACTACACGTTCGCCAATGGCAAACTGAAGCTCGGCGTCCGCGTGAACTCCTCGGCGGTCGAGGCTTTCACCGAAGGCAATATTCTGTTCCGGAGCCTGCAACTCGCGCCGCTGAAGCCCTCGTTCAACCACCTGACGGCGAACTTCGCCGACGAGGACTTCGAGTTCGTTGCCAACTCGATCTCGCTCTACGACATCGACCATGCCACGCTGATTTCTGGCGGCGCAGGTCCGCTGTTCTTGAAGTCGACCGTGAATCTCTCCGGCACGGCGTCGAAGTCGCAGGCCGCCCGGGTCATCACCGTCCGCCTGCGAGAGGAGTTGGGCGGCATCACCCCGGAGGAATGGAAGAAGGCACGCCAGATCAGCTTCCGCACCACGGTGCTGGCGCTCAATACCGAACCCGGCATGGTGTGCTCAATGACCCACCCGGACATGCCCGGCGGCGTGGGCGAGTTCCGCGTGACCGGCTGGCGGCTGAACCGCGACTACTCGATCGACATCCAGGGCCGCACGACGACGGACTCGATGTATGACCTGGTCGCCGGGCCGAAACCCGCCGACGTTGTGCCCGAGCCGCCAACCGAGGAAGTACTCATCGACACGGGCGTCCCCGGCGTGCTGACCGGCGTTCCTCGCCTGGGCGACTACGGCACGTTCGCCATCGACGACATGTCGGTTGCACCCGACGCCTCAGGCAACGCCAATATCGTCGGCGCACACGAGATCACGCTGGCGCTTTACTACGTGGACGAGCTCGCCACCGATCTCTGGGCCTCCATCGACACGGCCATCGACGCCGCGACCGACCCCGTCGCCGTGGTCTGCACCGTCAATCCCGACACAGAAAGGGTCTTCCGGGTGGGCGATTTCATCGTCTTCAATGATGAGTCCGCCGACTCCGGGAACCCTGGTCGGCGATCCTACGAGTGCGCTCAGATCATCGGTCCCGGAGCGCCCGGCGACGTGGTGCCGAGCGGCGAGTTCCGCCTGCAACGCGCCTACGCTGGCGTCTCCGAAGGCCAGGCGACCTTCGGCACCCTGCGCTGCGCCCATCTCGCCGGCATTCGCTTCTACAAGCTCGATCAGAAGACGTTTACCTTCAGCGTCCGCAAGGGATTCTTCCGCACGCCGGACCTGCCCGCGCGGATTGAGGCGAAGCTGCCGAGCGCTTGCATCGTGGCGGCGCTCGCGGGCGTCGCGAACCACTTCGGCTACGGGCCCTTTACCGTCTTCCCGTTGTCGAGGCACAACGAGCCCTACATGCCCGGCCTGCGCACCTGCAACGGCGGCGCCTACACCTTCCAGGTGCCGGGCCCGCTTACGGTGCAAGAGAACGTCGTCATTCCGATGAAGGTGCAGGACGCCGCCTCGATCCGCTGCGTCTACGCCTACCTCCAGCGCGGCACGACCGACGGACAATCGGCGTTTCTCGTGAAGATCAGCCGGGACGGCGGCGCGACGTGGGAACCGCTCGAGTACATGGGCATCGCGCAGGCGTTGCCGGACGCCTATAAGACCACCTACGACTTCCTGGTCAACAATGAGGGCTTGGGGCTCCCGGCCACACGCCGCCTGCCGTATGCCGACTACGGCCTGGTGCTGATCTCAGCGGTGACCGCCGGGCCCGACGCGCAAACGTTGCAAACGGCCTCCTACGGCGCGAACCGGCTCGGCCTCGTGGCAGGTGGCTTCGTCTTCCTCAATCCCGGCGGTGCGAACGAGGAATACGTCCGCGTGATCAGCGTCGATCCGGACAATCAGACTCTCGACGCCATCGTGACGAAGGACCACGCCGCCGGTGAGCGTATCCGGCCGACGATCTGGCCGACGCCGGTGCTCTACGAGGGCGACGATTTGGCCTTCGACATCCTGGCCGTCGCCTCCCCGGATCCAGGTTCGGATCTGACCGTTGTGATTCAGACGTGAGCGGCTTATGAGACCTTCTTGAGCCCGGCCTGGATGGCCCGCTTCAAAACGGTTTGGTATCCGATGCCTTCTTTCGCCGCGATCCGCTGTGCGCGTTCGAGGTCGGCCACTGGCAGCCGGATCGAAATGGCCTTGGTGGCCTTTGCTTTGGCTTTCTCAACCAGCTCAGCCAGGACTTTCGCGTCCGTGGCTGGAATCGGCGAACCGGGCGAGCGCAGGAGGGTCCCCTGCTTCAACGCCCGCTCGAATTCCCGCTGGGTCTGCCGCCGGCCTTGCGGCGTCGTGTACCACGCCGCATCGGCACTCATGGACTCCATTTCAGCCTTCGATTTGCGGGGCATAGACCCTCCTTTCCGCTTGATTCATCGTGTACGCCGTCACGGTGCGGAACCGCTTTCGGCGGATGGTGAACACCACGACCACGTAGCGTCCTGCCGCTGTTCGGCCGAGCAACTTCCAGCGCTTCTCGCCACCCTTGGACGCGGCCGGGATAATGACATGGCGTCCTCTGACCGCCTCCTCGACCTCCTGGGGCATGACGTCGTGCGCGGCGACATGGCCGACGTTGTGCACGTCCCACTCAAACCCGATGAGATCGTCGAGCACAACGCCAGTATATACGAGGATCGTATATACACGCTAGCCCATCTGAGGCCGTGATGCCTTCCGAACCACTCCTTCTCTTCGACCCGCGCCGTACCATCCAGCTCCAGGGCTTCTCTGGCCGCGCGGCGACCACTACGCTTCATGACGCTTCCGAGACCGGCTTTCAGATCTCGGGCATCTTCCAGGCGGCCGAGGATTTCGCCAACGTTCAGCTCTTCTCGGCCTATGACTACTTCAACCACCTGCGCCTGAAGCCTCTGCCCGTGACGGACCTCTCCGGGTTGACTCTCCAGTACGACATGGAGATCCTGCCGGTCAATGGCGAGGAGGGCAACGTCCGGCCCGACTGCGTTCGGTACGCCTCGGTCGGGTGGGACAAGCTCACGATTACGACCGGAGCGGGCGATATCTACGAAGTGCCGCTGATGCACCACGCGGCAGTCGTCTCGGGAGACTACGCGCCCGGCAGGTTCGGATTCTCGCTTCACGATCGCGACGCCGCCACGCTCGACGATCTGCTCGTTGGCAAGCCCACGCCAGCCCTCACCGATCAGGCCTACGTCTACTTCATGGGCACGCGCTGGTCGTGCTCTTCGGCCGAGGCCATCGCCTTCTGCAATCTCGAAACCCGGCTCCTCAACAACATCGGCGCGCCCAACGTTCCTTCCTGCGAGCAGGCCATCTGGTGGCAGGACGAGCCGAACTTCTGGCACTTCCTGTTGGTGAACAACGGCGGCGCGGGCATCCAGGAGGCCGGTGCAACCGGCGCCGCTGACATTGCAACGCGCCTGGCCTCAATGGTGGGCATTTCGAGTTGGTTCGTGGACTGCACCGCCTCTGGGAACGTCATCACGGTCTCGCTCGAGCCGGGCGTGAACGGCCCGGTCGAAGTCTCGACCAACAGCGGCTCTGCGTCCGCGACGCTCAGCCGGTTCGTGCAAGGGATCTACACCGCGCAGGTCGCGTCCTCGGCCGAGATCCGTGTGGGCGACTATGTCGGGGTCGACATCGGCGGCGCCAACGACGAGGTCGTCAAGGTCCTGGCCGTGGGTCCCGGCACGTTCACGGCGTACTTCACGAAGCCGCATTACGGAAGGCTCTACAACATCCAGTGCCGCGTGCTGCCGCGCGCTCGGCACTTCGGAAGAGTGCTCAAGAGCCGCATGGTGGACGCGCCAGCACCGGATTACGGCGATCAGCCAAGCAGCCTCGCCGTCGAGCAGTTCACCACGACGAACACCTCTTGCGAATTGAAGGTGCGGCTTGTTGGGCAACTGGGCGCCTATGGGCGCGACGCCAACGGCATGCCCGTGCGCGCCTCGGTCGATGGGCAGAACCAAATCGTCCGGATCGAGAAGAACGACGACGAGTTCGGGGCGACTTCGCGCGCCACTGCCGTCGAAGGCGCAGGCAACACTCGCGTCTATCGCTTCACGTTCCCCTTCGCCTCCCTCTCCGGCTACCTGAATGGCGACCGCAACGCGCTCGTGCCCGTTACCGCCGATGACATCGTGAAGATCCATCTCACCTTCGCGCCGCGATTTGAGGACGTGGAGGCGGGCCTGCGCGAAGGCGGGCGGCTGAAGGAAGGAGTCTCAGCCACGCCGCCCGGCACAGAAGAGGAATGGCATCTGACGGAGGCCGACCAGATGCTCGCGGGACGTAAGTACTACGTCGGTACGCCCGATGCTGAAGAGCGGATCGCCTGCCTCGCCAACTTCGGCTTGGTCCGGCCCGACCCGGAAGATCCCTCTACCTGGTATTACCGTGTCCTGGTGCGCCGTGGCGAAGACTCCTCAACGCCGCAGGCTTGGCCGCCAGGCACCCGCATCCAGCGGATCTCTACCATCACAGGCACGCGCTCTGACATCGAGTGGCAGGTGAGGGTCTCGAATCTCAGCGTCACGGGTGATCGGACGCTGAAGGTCGGCGGCGATGCACCCCGCATCGAGGAATCGGATGGCCGCTGCCGTTACGAAGGCTTCTGGGAGGACTACCGTTGCGGCGCGGGCTGGCCGACGCAATGGTGGTCGCTCGGCCACGCCAAGCGCTGCGCACCGAACGACGCGCAGGATCACAGGGCGGTCACCATCCGCTACTCATACCCGCTCGAGCACCATCTCTACCTCGGCACGTGGCTCGGCCGCGATGCAGGCCAGATCGAGGTCACGATCGACGGCGGCGCGCCTGTCGTCCACGATCTGTATCTCAACGACTACAACGGCCTCGCGGCCTTGCGGAAGCTCGCCGCCGCGCTGCCGGGCGGAACGCATACGGTCGAGATCCGCACACTGTTCGAGAAGCACCCGGCGAGCAGCGGCTACTACTTCTACTTTGACCACCTGTGGCCGCTCGAACCGCACGACCCGCCCGACCCCCCGAAGATCTACCCCGACGTTTCTCTTGCCATCGACTTCGACACCGACCACGGCTACAAGAAGCCACCCGCCTGGCATGTGTGGCACCTGAAGCAGCTTGGCTTCATGGGCCACGCCGACGTCTACATGGGCGTTTTCTGGAACAACAAGCGCCGCCGCGTCGAGGCGACCTATCCGAACTGCACGGTAAGCAACGGCCTCTGGCAGGAAGATCAGCCGCTGTGGATCAATCTCTCTGGCACCTCGCTCTACTTCTCGCCCGGCGCGGGCCTCTCCACGGAGGACATCGCCGCGCACCTGCGCGCGATGATCAACGTCACCTTCCCCGGCGTCTGGTGCACTAGCGAGGGCGGCTCGATCCACATCCGTTCGCGCGCGCCGAGCTACACCTTTACCGTTTCGGCCAGCGCGCAGTTGAGCATCTCGCAGGGCACGCCGCCGCTGGACCAGCCAGGCGCCGAGGGCGACTGGGAGATGATCGACTCGATCTCGCCCGTCATGACCCACGGCGCGCGGAAATGGATTCGCGACCTGGCGCGCGAGTTCAAAGCGGCTGGCATCCAGGCCAGCTTCGCCTTCTCGATGGAGTGCTACAGGCCTCCGACGGCGATGGCCGCGCGCTACTGGGACGGCGAGCCGGTCTTCCTGCCGATCCCTTCACACCAGATGCACTTCGGGCCGCGCGTGCGGAACTACCTGAAGCAGATGTACAAGGAGTGCGCCGACGAGATCGCGGCCGCGGGTCTGCCCATCGTGCTCCAGTTCGGCGAGACGCAGTGGTGGTACTTCCCAAACACCTCCGGCATGCCGTTCTACGACGACGACACGAAGGCGGCTTTCCAGGCTCGCTATGGCCGGCCCTTGCACCGGTTCCTGGCGAACACCGACTCGCCCCACGACGACATCGAGAGCGCCAACTTCCTCCGCGATCGCATCTGGGAGTACTGCGCCGAGGTCATCAGCTACGTCCGGCGGTTCCATCCCTCGGCGGTATTCGAGTGCCTCTGGCCGCTCGACGCCAACCAGGGCAAGCCCGCCCCGGATCCGGCCTTCCGTGCGCTCAATTTCCACGTCAATTTGCCGAACGAGTGGGAAACGTCGGCGTACGGAGTGAAGTACTTCCGCGCGGAAGGCTTCGACTACGACGTCTGGCAGAAGAACGCGCGGCTCATGCGGCAGACGCTCGAGTTTCCGCTGAAGCTCGGCCGCCCGGCCTCCGAGTGCATGTACCTGGCGGGCATCTACGGGCCGCCCGATCCGCCAATGCGCGAGGCCTACGGCATGTGGCGCAACCGCGGCCTGTATTCGTTCTGCTTCTGGGCCTTCGATCAGTTCTGCCTGAACTCTCGGGCCCTGCCGCTAGAAGTGCCCGCGCAGTCCACTGCGACGCTCGCCTCCTATCGCCGGCCGCGCGCCGCGCGCTCGCCCGAAGCGCCTGTCGCGGTGGCTTATGCGCCCGAGCCGAGCAGCCGCCTGAACACGTTCCGGTTGAACGCGAGGAGGTTGAACGGATGAGCAACTACCCGAACGCAATCGACGATCAATCGAGCTTCTACTCGCCCGCGGATGCCTTCTCGGCGAAGCCGCTTGAAACGATCACCACGATGCCGGTCTATGCTGGCGACACGACGATCAGCGTGGAGTCCACAGGCGTAGGCTTCCCGGACGAGTATGGCATCCTCTCTATCGACGACGAGCTGATCGTCTACACGGGCAAGACCGCCACGCAGTTCACGGGTTGCCAGCGCGGAGCGTTCGGGACCGTCGCCGCCCAACATGCCTCCGGCGCGACTGTGCGCGCCAACATGGTCTCGGCGTATTTGAAGGCGCTGCAGGAAGCCGTCATCGCGATCGAGCAGGAACTCGGCACGGCATCCAGCCGCAACTATGTCCGCAAGGACGGCGCGGTGATGATCACCGGCGCGAAGGCCTTCGTCGACGGCGCCGAGTTCGGCTCGGGCAACAAAGCCGCCACCGGGCTGGTGCGCCTGCCCAACACCGGCGCGGTGAAGTGGCGCAAGGCTGACGGCTCCGGCGATTTGGGCCTGGCGCTGAACGCCAACGACCACCTCGTGGCCGATGCCATCATCGACTTCGCGCCCGGGCAGACCTTCGGCGCATTCTCCTACCCGGACGCAGGTTACGGCAACAAGGGCATCGTGCAGGTCGACGCCGCCGGAGGCCTCGCCGTCGAATCGGGTGTGCTCTCGATGGCGCCTTCAGGCGCTTCCCCCGGCACCTATCCCAAGGTGACCGTCGATGCCAGGGGCCGGGTGACCTCCGGCGCAAACCTCGGGGCAGGTGACCTGCCGGGCCACACGCACACGGCCGCCGACATTGTGAGCGGGGAGCTTCCGCACAAGGTCCAGAAGGACGGCGCCGACGTTGGGACGCGGCGCGCGCTCAACCTCGTCCAAGGCATACGCGTCTCGCTCGCAGCCGCCGATGACCCGGCCAACGACCGCGTCAGCGTAACCATCAGCGCGAGCCCGCCAGAGGCCGGTGAAATCACGAACGCCCTCGGCTACAGCCCGGCCAACCGCGCGGGCGACCACTTCACCGGGCCCATCGACTGCGGGCCGCACCAGACCATCGGCGGCCCGATGGAGAACATGGCGAAGCACTCCGAAGACTTCGCCGCAGCCGTCTGGGACAAAAACGGCGGCTCGTGCACGGTCACCTCGAACGCCATCATCGCTCCGGACGGCAACCAGACCGCGGACGTCGTCACGGCCGTCACCAGCACCCCTGTGATCCAGCAGCAGATTGCAGGTCTTGCCGACGCCGGCACCTACACCTTCTATGTCTGGGCGCGCGTCCCATCCGGCACCCGCAAGGTGTCGATCGCCATCGTCGACAACCCTTACGCCGCATACCTCGCCGGCCCGACCCAGATCACGCTCACGACCGCCTGGCATCGATTCAAGATCACCGGCACTCTGGCCAGCGGCCAGACCGGCCTCTGGATCGTCATCCGACAGTTTGCGGGTAACGGCGACGACTGGACCACCGGTGACATCCACCTCTGGGGCGCCTGCCTCCAGCAGGGCAACGACCCGCAGAAAGCCTACGCCCGCACCTGGGCCTCCCAGGTGCCGCACATCGCCTCAGGCCTCGCCACCGGCCCCACCGTCATCGCCGCGCCAGACACTACCACGTCACCCCTCAAGATCCACGGCCCTGGCTCCAACCTCGCCGACAGCACCCTCCTCGAACTCACCGCCAATGGTGAA